CGACACCATTTTAAAAATTATATGCTTGAGTACTTCCCATATTCCTGTTCGGATACCTTCACAATGAAGCTGTCCTTGTATTGTTTAGATAACTCAAATCCAAAACAATCCATACCTAAATTACTAGCAGATAGTAATGTGTTACCACTACCTAAGAAAGGAACAAGGACTCTTGCACCTGTCCAACCAAATGTAGCGAGTACATCTTGTATCATCTCGATTGGTCTTTCAGTAGGGTGTGTCTTCTTACCTGCAGTCACAGGCTTATATGAGAATGTATTACCACTACCTTGCTTTGATATAACAGGGTTACCTTTCCGTGCATAGAACATCATCTCATAATCGTTAGCTAAATACATATGAGGATTCATAGTTTGCCCAGTACCTTTATACCATATTGCAGGTATCATACGACATTGAAATCCTGCTCCCTCAATAAGTGAGTGCATTGTATCAAACCAAGGATGAGGACCAAACCAACATAACATCCAACTATTAGTAGCCATCTTTTTATAACAAGCTTTAAATACTTTATCCATAAACTCTACATATTCTTTAGCATCTACCTCATTATAATCACGAGTGATTGTTTCAACAGAACCTTCTTTCTTTTTCTTACCTTGTAAGTCTATACCATACGGAGGGTCTAGTTCAACTATATCTATAGACCCATCAGGTACAGCTTCAATTCCTTTAAAGAAATCTCTAATGATAAAATTATCAACAAGATTCTTTTCAAGTTTCTCTGTTGGTGTGTTAGCTTTCTTATCTTTAAATCGTTTAGCAAGTTCTTCTTCTATCATATCCTTCTGTACTTTCTTGACAAGTTTCATTGCTTCACTTTTATTCTTTGCATTGGATAGTTCAGGTATAGCATCTATTGCATCTGCTAATTGTAAGTCTTGTACCACACCTGCAGGACTTTCATTTAATAATGAAGCTGTATCTCTTTTAGACCAACCAATCTCTTCAGGTGTTCCTTGTTTCGTAGTTACTTTCTCTCCATATATCTCTGTCTGAAGTTCGTGTATCTCTTTCTTCAGTTTAACTTCTTCATCCCACTCAAAGTCTTTACGATATATGTTCTCTGCTAACTCAATAGATTTAATCTGTAATGTACTGAGGTTGTTGTTGTATATCCTAACAGGTAGTTTCTTAAAGCCTGCTTGAACACAAGCTTCATATCTTCTACCACCTGCTAATAACTTATAGTGGTGTGCAGGTTCTAACCCTTCATCAGGACTCCAAGTTACTTCCACTACTGCTAGTGGTTGTATCAATCCTTCCTGTTTAATTGAAGTAACAAGTTCATCTATGTTACCATACTGTTCACGAGCTCTATCCTCCACCAATAAGTCATTGGTATCAATCTGTTTTAGTTTCATTATCACCTCCCAAGTCTAATAGTAGTTGTTGTATGTCGTCAGCACTCATTCCTTTTGTTAATCCCTTAACATTAATAGTCTGACTTTTCTTTTTCTTAGCTTTACTTCTGGCAGGTGTTCTTCGTTTACTTCTTACTTCTTTTAGTGCTTCCATTAATTCATCATCACTCATTTCACTTAGTGATTTCTTTAGGTCATCTATCTTAGCCATCTTTTTTCTCCTCCTTTTTAACAAGACTTGAATAGTCTTCTAGTGATACTTTCTTATGTAGTATAGCACCCAATACTTCAGTGCCGTGTGTTTCTAATAGCTTGATGAGGTCGTCTATTATTATTTGAAATACCTGACCTTTGACACCCCAAGGAATTAATGCTTGTAGCTTTTTATATTGTTCATCATCTATATTAATGGACAATCTAGGTCTCCAATCATTTGACATTCTTATTCTCCTGTGGTTGAGTAAGGGCAGAGACTTACGAGGTACTATCATTCGTCTGTGTGTGGGGAATGATAACTCCACCCTTACTGGTTTATTTATTTATAGTTACTTACCTTGTACGAATCTCTTTACTCTGTTCTGTATTCCGTACTCCCCACCATCTTCCTCAGTGATAAGTCCCCATCCTGTTAAGCCGATTAAGTCTTCGGTCTCAACTCCATTAGCATAGTCTACTCCAAAACACTCATAGAAAGTCTTGAGGTTTCTAAGTCTACCATTCTTTTTCTTATCGTCATCATCCTCAGCAGGTAACATAATAATATGTGTTACTCCTTTAGAGTCAGACTCATCAGGTAGTTCTAATCTTATATTAAGATACTGACCACCTGTCTTCTGTGATGTTTTCATCTCAGCATTGACAACTCGAACTTGATACTCTCCTTCAGGAACAGTAGCTAGCTCTTTTACATTGTCTAGGTTGTATTGTAATAGTCCCATTTAAGTGACCTCCTTTTTTATTTAATTGACGGCTTATCTTCACAAGATAATCCTGACTTCTTTAGTAATGCTTTGATATCAGGTTCTTCATAAGTCTCAAAGACATCTCCTTTTCCAAGTCTAGTCCTTGCCTTGTAGACACCATCGTTTCTAGTTATCAACTTGTACTCTACACCCTTCGCTGTGTTCTTTGAAACAGCAACATATATCTCATCAAACAGCAAGGGCATTTTGATAGCACTCTTACCTGCAACCATTATAGATGAATGCATTCTACCTGACACCTCGTCTTTATCTAAAGAGATATGACCTGTAAGGATACAATCACAAGGCAGATTTGTAAAAGCCTTGATAGTATCTCTTATCGTGTTTTGTTGTACGAGGTAATCTTGAATTTGAGGTATAGTTCCTTGCCTACCACCTCGCTTCAGTATTTCATTCATCATAGCATCTGACCAAGTGGTCGCACTATCGATTACGAAAGTTCCAATAGACTCAAAGAACTTAGTCCTTCTTAATCTATCAAACTCTTTCTCCCAAGCAGCAAATGCAGTTGGGGATTTAGCATCTTCATTCTCATACCTAGTATCAGCAATGATGTTACCTTTGTCAATCTCATCTCGTACAGTTTTCGTACCACCTGGGTCGAATGAATGTATGAGTACAGGTTGTCTTGCAGTTCTAACAATGTTAGTTTTGCCAGTACCAATATCGCCATATACTATAGCATTGAATGTTCCGCTAGTCTTTGACTCTTTATAAAGTTGACGAAGTTTCTTAACCTCATCATTTACATTTATTTCAGCCATTGTTATCTCCTTCTTTTTTATTCTCTGCATCTCGTTGACACAGTTCGTAACTTACTTCTAATGAAAGTAAAGTTGTCCGAGATAATTTATGTAGGTTTCGACTTATATATCTCAACCAATCGGTAGGTCCTAGTCTACTTGTCATTAGGTCCTCCCTTTAATTTTAAATCTACTTGTTTCTTATCTTCATCCCTATCTGCAGGGTTCCATCTATCTTCTTTAAATCCTAATGGAGGTTGGTCAGCTCTCTTCAATGGATTAGGCCACATCTTACAGAAGTCCTGATACATACATCCAAAGTACTTTGTACAACTTTGAGTGTTCATTGGAAATGCAGTCATTATCTCCTCATCAGGTGTCATCTCTGATAGTTGTTGATAGTTCCATTCTAACATATCAAGAAAGTGAAGTACATTCCACCACCAAGCCTTCATCATCTCAGGTGCTTTCCTTACAGGTACTCGTATGTATTCATTACCTGTCTTACGGAACACAGCACCATTAACTATTACTCCATACACTTCATCAGGGTCATACATCATATGAAGAGCGTGTGTATACAAACTGACTTGCATACTTAGACTCCATTGATTAGACCAAGTTGATGTTAATCGTGAAGCAGTCTTATGTTCCAATACATAGATACCTTTCTCATCTTTACATACAGCATCTAATCTGAAATGTAATTTCCTACCTGTATCATCAATAGGTACCTTACCTGCAACTTCCGTATGTAGTACTTCAAACTCATCTCCTGCATATCTATGACAATACTCTACAAGTGCAGGTAGTACAGCATCTGGACTTTTAGGGAAATTCTTTGCATCTTCTGTTTCGTGGTAATGTTCTCTATAATATGAAAGGAACTCATTGTATCCATCTCGTATAGATTCAGTACCATATCCGTTCCTTAATATATGTTCCATAGCTCTATGCCACCCCTCTCCAAATATAAGATGTATGTTAGAGCCTTGATGACTCCAACCTAATACATACCTATAGAAGTATTGACGAGGACAGTCCATAAAACATTGGAGTTTACTACTATCGTGGATGTCTAGTGTTTCGTGATACTTGACACCTGTTCCTGCTAGTTCCTTTTCACTCTTCATTTTTGCTCCTTATGTATATGTCTAACTGTTCTGTAGTTATATCATATTCTTGTATTATATTACTTATCCTTTCCTTCTCTTCCATCTCTTCAAACTTAGTAAATGGTTTGTCTGCTAATAGTTCTTCTAACACTATCTTTCGTTCAACATATTTACCTGACTTAAATAATAACAAATTAAGTTTGCCGTGTAAATGAGCAAACATAGCACAAGCTATACAAGCCATTGTGGTTAGTCCTGTTATTAATATGTAGTCATCTGATTTACTTTCAGCTATCAATGGAGCAAACTTTCTATACATATTAGTTACAGCATATCGGTTAAGACTTCCTTCCGATAGATAAATAATATCTCCATATGATATTGCACCTGTAAAGTCGTGCCCTCCTTTATTAATTACGAACACTTTATTATTGTCCATTTATTCTTACCTCCGCTTTGTTCATATTATGAACATAGTTATTTTGTTATTAAGTCTACTATCACAGGAAATCTAGGTATCTCCCTATCCTTTGTAAGCTCTTGATACTTAACTAGAGCATAATGCTGACATAGCATAAGTTGGTTTCTTTTATTCCACCAATCTTCTCTTTGTTGTCTAGTTAAATATGGACCTGTTCCTACATTAAATAGTTCTCCACTCTTATCACATTTACATATGAAAGAGCCGATAGATTCTTTAGGTTGTCCGTGTATAGTCTCTTCTTGATTATATCCTATAACCATATACTTATCTTCTTTGGTAGGCTTATACTTTAACATCTTTACAGACCTCCCACCTTTATACATTGCTTTTGAGTCTCTAATGATAACACCTTCGTATCCTTCCTCCATACATTTATGAAGTTGTGTACCAATCTCATCTTTAGTCATTGCGATATAATTTGGTACTCGCTTAACGAATTGTTGAGTTTCTAACGGCATTAATCCCATTGTAGATATTAACAATGATATCCTTTGAGTTTGACTCATAGGCTCTTTATGAATACAATCAAAGATATGATATTCCATTTTAAGAAAATCTCTATGTTTATTCTTTGTTCGCTTAGCTATGCTAACAATGTCTTGGAAGTTCATTCCGTGTACATACAGTTCTCCATCTAATGCAACTATATCATTGGTTGAGTTCATAACATCAAACCACCTTTCAATAGCAGTTTGTATGTGTGGTACTGAGTTGATTATATTGGATTGCGAGGATGTCATAGCAACACCTTTATCGGTAACAAAAGTCATACATCTTATACCATCTAACTTTGGTTGTACAATGAAGGGTCTTGACATTCTTTCCAACCTACCTTTATCATATGGGTATGCTAACATTATATGTTTACTTCGAGCCATTACTTACCTCGCTTCTTATCAATCATCTGTTGTATCACTCTATCTATTTCTTCCTCAGTCTCGTACCATTCACGATAGCACTTCTTCCACTTATTTAAAAGTGCAGGGAAATCTTTTCTGTCAGTACGATTTAATAACCAATAAGCACCAGCAAGTAATTCTTCCCAATCATCAAGTATCATTTGCTTACCTTGAACTGTCATTGTTAGGTCAGCGATACGACCTTCATTCTCCCAAGCCTGTTTACCACCTGCTCTTTCTATGTCTTTACTTACATCATAATCCTTACTCATTTCTTACCTCTCATTTCCATTTGATTTTTAAGTAATTGTATTTCTCTTTTAAGTCCGTCAATTAATCCTTCATAATTAACTTTAGCCATAGATTCAGAATGAATTCTATCTTGGATATGCTTTTGTTCCTGAGACCTTAAATACATTGTATAAGCTTTAAGTGCAAACCAAGCCACCATACCTAAAAAACCTATACATATTATCCCATTAGTTATACTTTCCACAGTTTGATAGTATATTACATCCATTATTATTTCTCCTTATTATTTTCTTGTTCTCTGCAAACGAAAACTTTAATATCTCGTTTGATTTCATTAGTTATCCGTTCTCTAACGGCATTACTTTGAAGGTTACATTGTTTGTAGTCCCACAAAACTTTCTTAATTAAAATATACAACTGGTCCTCAGTCACTACTCCCACTCGTAATCGCCAAGTCCTAAATCTATTAGTACCCATTGTAACTTCTCATATACATCTTCATAGCTACCTTGTAAAACAACATTAGGCTCCTCATCTTTATTAGCAACCATTAACATCATATTATTAGTACAATAACTATAAGATATCATTACTTTAATTAGTCCTTTATATACAGATACCACTTCATCTTGAGGTCTTGTAACTTCTTCGTGTGTACATTTTCTACATTGATTAGTTCTACCATCCCAATCAGATAGTGGTACAATATCATTACATTCCTTACAGAACCTCATACGAAGTTCACGAAGTGTTTCTTCTGCTTGAATTTGTTTATTAGTTTTTTGTATCGTCTTTAATCCCATTTTTCTCCCATAGGTTTAGTTGCTTTTTAACAGCATCTTGTTCTTCTTTATCATAGTCTTTTAAATTATATTGTAGCAATGCTAATGAAGCTAATATGATTAACCTGTAAGCATTAATTCTTTCATCTTGAGGTGTTTGTCTTTGAAGTATAATCTTACCTAATTGGAAGAGTTGTCCGTGTCCATAATCAGGACCTGAGTTTTCTATAGTTTCTTTAATTCCGTAATAAGTAGCATCTGTGTAATCATCAAGTAAATGCTCTTTTATATCTTTATCAATATCTGACATTAGTTTTCTCCTAGTTAAATTTGGTGGTATTTAGCACACAAAAGAGGGAGACCGAAGCCTCCCTTCTATTTGTTCCGACTATTTACTTACTTAAGCAAGTTGACTCTTAAGAGCTTTAATAAGTTCTTTTTGAGCATCTGCATCTAAGTTAGCAAATTTGTTTTTGATTGCACCTACAGGGTCTTTAGTTCTTCTAGCAACAACTCCAGGTTTCCAATCAGCCATTTTAGCTTGTATGTCTTCTTCAGACCCACCAGCTTCTAAATGTCGTCTCATATTAGCCTGTGCAGTTATTGTAGCAGATTTAACGAAACCTGCAAGTACAACATCCTCACCAAATAACTCAATAGCTTCAGAACAATTTTCTCCGAAGTTATATGTTATAGTAGCGGAGTTGTCGTTTTTTGTAGCTTTGATACTTGTATCAGCCATTGTATTACTCCTTCATTATTTATATTATAGTTATTGTTTTCATTTACTAACCACAACTCGTGATTAATTCTTTTATATCATTATTTATAATTTACAGCGAATAAATGACATTTGCAACAAGTTATTCTTTTTGGTCTTTTTGCATTTGTTCAAACATCTTCATAGCATCTTGTGCTTCAGGACTATCCACTGCAATTTGAGGACCTTTAATTTGGTCTGCCTCAATAGTTTCCTTTTGTATTTGCTTCAGATATGTTCGTCTATTTCTAGCACCACTACGACTTTCGCCTCCCATACTGAAACCTAGTCTTTCTAATTCTTGTACTGCTTTAATTGTATCAGTTGTTCTATCAATCATATTATTCATTACTAACACATCTGCCCAAGCTCCCACAACTTCAGTTATGAGAGCACTTTTCGATTGAGGTAGTTGATTGATAAGTTGGAAGTAACGAGCAATAGTCGCTAAGTCGCGAATATCTACTCTTCCTTCTATTACTGCTGTTTTTGGTTTAGACATATTTTAATAGTACCTCGTTGTTTGACAGGTTATATAATTTACGACATATATACGACATAGACAATACACCATTTACCACAAATGCGAGAAGAAGTACCAGCATACGAGGAAAAACAGAATAAAGAACATCAGGTCTCCAACTTGATGAGGAACTTTGTTCAAATTCTGAACATAGTCCTCGTATTCTTCATCACACTCGTCATACAAACACTCAAAACACATTCGTTCTTCAGTATCGCCCTCATCATAGTCGTAAGTATTACCACATTGACAGCAAGTCCATAACATTAGGTTAACCTCCTGATATCACAAGTACTATCGCCTGATTGAAAGGTTACAACCTCGCCAGGATTTAACATTACTACTGCACGAAGTCGTGTGTAATCTAAAAACCCACCACAAATGTAGTTAGCGTGAATTATCTCTTTTAATCCACATCCCAACATAGTACCTTCGACTTTCCTTCCATCCATTTCATATGTAGGTTGTTCTTCTATGTGAGGAACAGGTATGAATGAACAGATATGGTTTTTGAACTTATATTTTGACCTTGAAGGGTCTGGTTGTTGTGTAGCATACAATGTATGATTACAACTAGGGTCTTCACATACCCATCTATGCATTTCACTAGCCATTATATATCTCCTTATGTTCTGTTATTAGTATTCCGTCCAAATGGTCTTTCTCGTGTTGAAACACTTGACCTTCGAACTCGGTAAAATCTCCGTTGTACTTCTTTAGTATCTTAAATACCATTTCTCCTTCTTGTAATCGTTCCCAATCAAGATATTGAATATGGTCAGTTTCAAATCGAACTACAGATACTCGTTGATGTTTCTTCTTAGGTAATGATAAACATCCCTCCTTAGTCCGATATGATGTACTTGATATACCTAATTGAGGTTCTGTAAACACCTCCCATACACCATTTATTTTAGCTACGAATTGATTAGTATAATCGTGTCCAATTTGAATAGATGCTAAACCAACACATCCTCTTGGTTGCTTCTCGTAGTATTTCGCATTAAATAGTAACTCATTTCCTACATCAATCATTAGGTCAATGTTTAATTCTTTGTACGATTGACCATCTGTAGTATCATTAACTTTACTCCATTTGATACCATTAGTTCCATTGTTAAGGTAGTTTAATGATGTAGGACATCTTCCCTCAACAATATCTTTGATACGACCCTTATTCCTAGGCATTGTATCCTCCTTATTTTTTCTTATTTTTGACTATAAAATCAAGCCAACCTTCTCCATTCTCCATTTGAAACTCTCCAATCCACCAATAAGGTAAATCTTCTGAGTCTTCCTTTGTTCTTTCATCTATAATAAAAGACAGCAAAACATCTATTTTCTCAAACCAAGTTCGTGCTTCACTTATGTTTCTACTTTCATCTAGACTTTCACTCGCAAGACTATCTTTTAACATCTTGTTTCGTACTTTGAGGTTATTTCTCCTCATTTGAACTAAATGTCTTTTCTTTAACATTATGTTCCTTTCATTATGTGATAGTACTAATCTAATAAGTCCATATAAATATCTGCATAGTATTGTCTAAACCAATTTAATCCTTGTTGCATTATAGTATAGTGTCCAACCATTTCAGCACCTATAATTGTAGAATATACTGCTTCTTGTATTGGTGTTAGTTCTCGTTCTACTCCTGTATATGGATTTCTAACTTTTACATTATGTTCTGATAACATCATATCAGACCATTTCCAACCCTTAGGTAGTGGAATTTCTTTACTCATCCTCGCCTCCCAACATAACCCAAGGTATTAATACCACATACATTACTACTAATGGATACCACATTAAACCTCTACTCATATGATTTAATACTAGTACTGTCCATAATGTAATAACTACTATTGGTATTGATGTTATTAGTTTTTTCATTTTGTACCTCGTATTTATATTTATTGTTAATATATGTATATAATATACAGATAATAAATGAATTAAACAACAAGTACATTGTTTTGTACTAATTAATGTATGCTATGTATGTATTGTAGGCTATTCGGTGTTGTTGTATTTATTGGTGTGAATAGTAGTATTTTATTATTTATTTTTTCTTATTTTTTTTAAAGACAATTACACTCCACTACATTACATCACAATTTGAAATATCAGTGTTTAGGTAGCCTACATTCCCTACAATACCTACACATAGTTCTATGTTCATATTTTGAACAAAGTTGCAGGGTGTCAGCAAGTTGCTCGCACACGGGTAGTCGCTCCCCCCAAGTTTTAATGTATTATAATATCTGGACTAAAAAAAAGGAGCAGTGGTCGGTGTTATCTGCTCCTTCTCTTAATATCGCTTTTCGGTTATTGTTATTTAGTTGTTAATGTTTCAATTAACTTTTGTTTATCTTCCTCACTTAACTTTCCAAGCAATCGTTCAACTTTTTGCTTTTCGGTTAATTTCACTCGTGTTGGTGTTGGGTCAAGTAAAACATTTTTAACACCACTTTCTTCGAGTGCAAGTAATTCGTCATCACCTAATTGACGAAGTACTCGTTGTTGGTCAATAATGATTGTTCGTAATGCTTTTCCTAACAACCATTCGATTGAACATTGAGAAAAATCTAACTTCATATTGACTTTTCTCGTTGGACTTTCACTATCCGCTTTAATGTTAAACACTCGTGTTTGTACCAGTCCAAGTAACATTTGCGATAAGTCCACAACCATTCCGTGTGATACTGTTTGTTTTGGTTTATTCGGTTTGTTTGACATATTATGTCTCCTTATATACCGACCATATTTCAAAAAGCGATACCATATATTAAACATAATAAATAACATACACAAGTAAAAAATTAATTTATTTTATACACACACCACTTTCTCGACATAAAAATAATTTAGTGATTGTATTATACACACGATAAAAAATAAAAAAGTGTGTGGTTTTGGGGGTGGGTGCTTTGGGGAGTGGGTGTCCAGCCTATACTGCACTACCACCTTTACACTATGGACAGTTATTATAATACCACCAATTTCCACAATTGCTTACTACTGTGTTCACAATTTGAACAAAGCAATAGTATTTGTGGTAAATTGTTCCTTGTGCAGAAGATTATTATATATTATATTATTAAATAGTACTAATAGTACTTAATTTAAAAACACAATTAGGAGAACTATCAATGGCGAAAGTCTGGTCAAATGAGAAACTTTGTTATGTACACTCACACGAAACTAAAGTTGTTGAGGAAGCTGTAAAGGAAGTTGTTAAAGGTTTACCAAACGATAAATGGACTAAAGTTAAATTAGTTGAATGGTGTGGAGAGCACGGAGTTGATACAATTAATTCTGGCGATACGAAATCAGATATACTTGATAAGATTGCAGACGCTTGTGAAGAATGAGGTCTGCCTCCCAAACAAGGCATAAGCAAAAGATTGAAAGAAGATTAACTATTATAATTGCCTTATGGGTATTAGATAAAATCATTATGTTATTTATGTTATTAATTATGAAGTGAGGATAAGATGGCTAAGTTACCAACAAATAAAAGAAAGTATCAGATTAAAGGTATGTGGGAAAGACACCACGAAATTAATCGTAGATTATTACTTGGACAAAAGTCTAAAGAGATTGCAAAAGAGATGGGTATAACCGAAGCTACAGTGTCGTATACTAAAAATAGTAAACTGGCACAGAAGGAGTTGTCAATTATGAAAGTAGCAAGAGATGCTGACACAATAGATGTCGCTAGGCAAATCAGGGAAATAGCACCTCAAGCTCTAGAGGTCCTAGAAAATATAATGAATGACGAGGAAACTGCTGAAACATTAAAGGCTAAAGTCGCCACAGACTTATTGGACAGAGCTGGATATTCTCCTCCGAAGAAAGTAATAGGTGCTATTGCCCATCAACATTTTAGTAAAGAGGATATATTAAAGATAAAAGAAAGAGCTTTAAAGATTGGTATAGATACTGGTAATGTTGTAGAGGTTGATAGTGCCAAAGTATAGTACTAAATCAAAAGGTCGTTTATCTTCTTGTCATCCAGATTTACAGAAGATATTTAACGAAGTAATCAAATATGTTGATTGCTCAATATTAGAGGGGCATAGAAATGAAAAGACTCAAAACAAATATTATGACCAAGGTCGTACCAAAGTCCGCTTTCCTGATGGTCGTCATAATACTAAACCTTCTAGAGCTGTTGATGTCACTCCTTACCCTGTTGATTGGGATGATAGAGAAAGGCAAACTTTATTTGCTGGATTTGTCCTCGGACTTGCTAGACAAATGGGAATTACGCTAAGATGGGGTGGAGATTGGGATAGAGATTTTGAAGTACAGGATAATCGATTTGATGATTTTCCTCATTTTGAACTAATAAAAGAGAAGGAGAAGTAAATGGCGAATACTATAGCGAATCAGTTTACTGGTTTACCAATAGAGAACCTAATAGCAGCTCCATTGTTAGCAGCTGCCGAAGGTCAGAAGTCACTAGCATCCACAACTGCCCAGTTTATAACTGAAGTGGGATTAGATGCTTCAACAGGAGAAACTAAATCAGTAACATTCAATTATGAAGATGGTTCTGAGAAAGTTGTTTTAGATGTTCCATTATTATCTATTATAAACATTCCAAGTTTATGTGTAGATAGTATTGATGTTGAGTTTAATATGGAAGTATCAACACAATCTTCAACTAAATCATCAACCGATTCAAGTGCTACAGTAAATGCCTCTTGTGGATTTGCTTGTTGGAAAGCAAGTTTTGAAGGTAAAGTTTCTCATCATACTGAAAGTAATAGAAGTTCTGATACATCTGCAAAGTATAGTATATCAGTTAAAGGTAAACAAGAGAAACCAGAAGGTTTAATGAAAGTGTTAGATATATTAAATAGTGGTATAGGTAAAACTAAGACACCACCTCCAGCAGATGGCTCAGGAAGTTAAGCAAGGTAATTTCTTAGACCACTTAACTAAGGGTCTCTATGATGCAGTAGTTCAGGCACAATCGTTAGCTGAGAACCAGCATATAGAAGCACTTAGTAAATACATTAATAAGGATGGTACACCTAAATGTATGAAGATGAAAATCAATGGAGAAAAAGTAAATGTACCATTAGCTACACTAGCACCACAAAGTAGTATACGAATAAAAGAGTTAACAATGGAATTAAAAGTAAGGTTAACTAATTATGGTAAAAGAAAGTCAAGATGTGGTGGAGGTATCTTTTCAAAGGAAGATGCAGGTGCTGTTGGTGTAGATTTAGGTTCTTCTATCCTGCCTAGGAAGAATCATTATGCAGACTTAAAAATAACTTTTGAAGGAACTGACCCTCCAGAAGGAGTGGTTAGATTAAATAATAACTTAATAAAGCAGATACCATAATGAATTGGCTAGAAATATTTGAAACTATAGGAATACCTGTATCGGTAGCTGTTGGATTTGGTTACTTTATTTGGAAACAAAATAAGTATATCCAGAATGATTTAACTAAAGATATACATAATAAATTTAATAGGTTAGAAGGTATCGTAATAAAACTTATTGACCAGCAAAAGAAATGTCAATTAGAAAATAAAAGGTCTCACACAGAGATATCTACAATCGTAGACATAATGGCTGCTTTTACTGGTAATGGGTTAAAAGATAAAATCAAAAAAACAAGGAGGAAATAAATGTTAAATTTCTTAACAAGTAACTGGGAATGGATTTTACTTTCATTCTACACATTAGAGAAAGTAGTTAAACTATCGCCTAGTAAGAAAGATGATATACTATTCGATGCAGTGATTAAACCTTTATTTAATACATTTAAATTAGGTAAATAGGTATGGCAAGCGCAAAATTAAATATAGTACTAGATGAAGGGTCTGCTTGGTCTAAAAGGATTGTATGGACAGATGCTAATAATAATGCAATCAATTTAACTAACTATTGGATAAGAAGTGCGATTAAGAAAACTTATCAATCTACATCAAATGAGATGTTAGCGACTACAGACGAAACAGGAGCAGGCACTAGTATAATTACGACAACTGCTGCTAATGGTATTATAGATGTATTATTTAGCGCTACTGATATCGCAGCGGCTATCGCAGGAGGTTTTAGAAGTGGTGTATGGGATATGGAAGTAGTTCCTCCTGCAGCTGTAGCTACATATGGTACTAATTATACTAATGCGACATTAACAATTTTTAATAGTACTCAATTAAAGATAACATCTAATCATATTGATTCAGCTTTTGATACAGTTTGGTTTCCTGCAGATGCTACGAAGAATAAACTTATCGTAAGAGGTTCTACAATTGATGGAGGTGTATGTGATGGGTACTATAAAGTTATATTATGTACTGCTACTGAGATGACTTGTGCAGCTCATTTGAATACAGGTTTTGTAGGTGGAGCAGCAACTAATGCTGAATTGGTACTTATAAGACCTGATGTTAATTATGCTCAAAAAATAATAGGAGGTGGAGTGTCAGTAACAGAAGAAGTGACAACATCTGAAGCTCATCCATTTGAATAATGGCTATTGAGTGGATAGATAATAATAAACCATCTTTCGATTGTATAATACACGCTTTCGAAAAAGATAACTTTACGATTAGACCAACAAGGATAGTTAATGATATTCGTAGAGATGAAGTTGATATAAACTTAGGAGAAGGTGATGATGCAACTTATGTCACATTAAGTGAGGAGATAGTTAAAACTTATGTTAGCTGGGAAGATGAAGATTATTATATATTAGAAGATTCAACAACTCCACAATTCTATGGTATTACTAATATGCAAGGTAGATGTGCTTTAGCTACTAGAACAAGAGTAAAGTCACAAGAGATTGCATTACCTAGACCTGGAGACCCTTGGGAGATTTCTTTAAAAATAAGTGATGTTAGAGTAAGAGAAGGTAAGTTTTCTTTAGGTGTTGACTATCCTTATAAAGATTCAAATGTATGTTTAAGAGGAAGGACTTATAATTCCACACAAGGTAATATGAATACTAATACATCTTGTAAAACATTTAGGTTAGCTAGAACAGATAGTTATTATGATAAGGTTATTGTTAATTGGAAACACTTTGGACAAAGAGAGTTTAGTGTAGTTAATGATGATATAAGTAGCCCTTACTATGGCGAAGAATGTGATTTAGATTTAGGTGGGCATATAATTGGAACTGCAGGTGGAGGTTGGTGGGTTAATTATACTACAGATATACCACCTCCTCAGAATGGTCAGTTATATACATTGACAATACCTTGGACAGATGGAAGTACAGTTAAACCTGCTTTACAAGGAGATGTTATTCCTACACTACCAGATAGAGATGGTAAGTATATTTATGATGTATGTGCTCCTTGTGGTAATGCTTATGCAGATGGAACATTTTGGGCATTAGGTCATTATATAAGTGATACGGAAGGAGTGGGAACTCCCACAGTTCCTTGGAAACTTAATTGGGATGACCCTGAAGAAGACCCAACATATTTAAGTTTAGGTGTATTTGGTAAGTGGTGGTGTGGTACAGTACCTGCTTATTTGTTTAAGATAAATAATGTAGAGTTATCTAATTGGTTTAATACAGGAGTTAAACCTGCTTCAGGTAAGATTGAATTTAATTGTCAGTCTATTTTTGCTTGGACTTTAGACCCAAGAGGTACTCACGGACCTAACCCTCCATATGATAACGGAGAGAAAGTATATGGTACATTAAACTCACCTAATAATCAATTAGAGTTTCAACAATCATATCATCACTTGGGAGGTTTTAATAGTTCTAGAATACCTTCAGGTTTTAGGCCTGTATCAATTTGTGAGACTGGAGGAAGAAGTAGTGATAAGAGAAGTTTATATATGTTTATGGATGATAAGTTTAATAGGTCAGCTAATATGCAAAATTCAGATTTAAGTATAAATAATGAGTATGGTATGGATTTACCTACAGGCTCAGATGGAACTTCAGTACCACCAGCTTATTGGAGAATGTATCAGCACAATCATACATTCCCTTTAATATTTGCAATAGGTAAAGGTAATGAGTTTAGCTCTGCTGGATGTAGTACTCCAGGTACTTATTGGACTAGACCTGATGTAGTATTTGTAGGACCTCAAGCAAATAAACATCATCCTGAATATGTTTGGGACCCTAGTGTTTGTCATCAAAGAGTAGAAGATAGAGATATCAATAAGAGAAGATTAATATTTCTAAACCAAGCACAAAGCACAGATGATAATAAGGTTAATGGAGAGAAAGGTCGTAATGCTGCTGAACAGTATGAAATCAATCACGGAACTATTGGAGGTACTTATGACCCTGAAACTGATTGTGAAGAAATAAAACATTATGATGTAGGATTATGGGCTAACTCTTATTGTAATGACCATTTAAACGCTGACTCATATTATCCAGCTATAGGAGCAGTAATAGCTAAGAAGAGTGGAGATTTTTATAACCTTGACCAGAATGGTATGAATAAACTTTATAAACATATTGATGTAGGTTCTGATTGTCGTAACTATGATGCTATAAGAGCTTATGGTTATGGAACTTATCAATGGCACGGATTATCTCACGCTATGACCAAGTTAGAAAATAGTAAGTATGATTTAAATCCTGGAGTTGGAGTAGATAGTGCTAGTGAGTTTGGAACAGGTCAAGTAGTACCTTGGAGAGTTTATGCAGATAAACATCAAGGGGAAGTGATTAATTTAGGAACTAATGTTGGGTTTATTGGTAATCTAACTTGGATGCATTTTGTAGATGGTTATGATTATGTTGATGAGCATTCATTTACTTTACCTCCTGAAGAAGGTGGAGAGGATATAGATTTATTTCAAAGTCAACTTGGTATAATGTGTTGGGCTGAAGGTTGGAGAATATTAGATGCAGGAACTATAACATCAACTAAATCAAGAGATGCAGGAGAAGGAACACCATCTGGTACTGATGATTATGAATGGACTTGTACAGAAGAACAACAAGGTTATGTAGAAAGAGTTAATGGTCCTGTTTTAATATCTCATCCTGCAAGAACATTTGGTTATGATTATTTAGGTGCTACTGCTACAAAGAAAGAACCTCAAATGAGATATGACGGAACTCATCATACTGCAGAGTTCTTATGGCAGTCAATAGATGCTGAAGGGCAACCTTTACCAGAGCCTTTACCTATGCAACATCAGTGGAAGTATTCTTATGATGACCATCCTCTATATCACGGAAATGGTACTGCTGGTCTTGATATATCAGAAGATATAAGGACATATATGACAGCAGCTACTTTAGCCCTTCTTCCATCAGGTTGTTATAGTCATCATCAAATAGTTAATAAAGATTGTGCAAGTGAAATGACTTGGAATTGTAGAGGTGGAGCTCATACTTATGAAGCTGATTGGATGAAGAAGTATATTCCTAACACTAGTGGAAAGAAAATTAAATTCCATAGACAACAAGGGTTTTCACCTAGATGGACTGCATTTGCTACACAAGGTCAGTGGTGTAAACAAGACTCTAATGATTATGGATATGCAGCTGCTAAGATTGAAGATTACCATCTTAGTAGTTTAGTATTTAGTGAGATTAGTAATGCTACAGCAGGATACAAACAAATGGTAATACCAGGAAAGTTAACTCACGCTAAACCATTATTATACACTTATGTAAATTATAGTGAATATGCTGAGGACCAATTAGGTAATTATGCAACAGATGATATATGGGCTCCTGAGAATTACTTTATGGCTCGTTCAAGTATATATCATAATATAGATTGGATGAATTATTCAGGTGGTAGTTGGAACCCTTATCTAGGTATAGGTGTATGGCACCACCCTAAGCGATGGGATGCTAAACAGTTAATGCCTCAAAATTATTTATTCTGGCCTAAGTCTATGCAGGACCAATTACCTTCTGAGTGGGGATTATTAAACTCAGGAGAACCTGAATTTGCAGGTATAGGACAGAGTACTAAAAATCATTTTTATAAAATTAATGTACCTTCAATTAGATATATCTATATGCACGGAACTGAGAAGCCTGCTGATACTTATACACAACCTACAGTAGATACAGTAAAGTGGGAAGTAGATATGACTAATGATTTTACTGATAATACAAGAATAGACCCAGGTCATTGTTACGGACTAATTATAATGAATGATGCTCCTTATCAGTTGGAAGACCAAAGATGGATGGAGCATTTTTATGTTAAGTCTAATGGAGCTGGAGCTAACTTTTCTTTCTTACCTCAACCTCACGATAGTATAGATAATGATGTAGAGGAAGCTAAGTTTAATGAAGCGATTGGATTTGGTAATCTTAAATTTACTACTGGAACTACTTGGGAAGTTACATTTAGTAAACAATGGATAAATGATAGACACGGAGGTTATAATGATAGCTTACCTAATTATTTAAAAGTTTGTTTTTATAAAGCAAGAATTCAATTCGGAGACCAACATCTAGGATTTTTAATAGCTGATAGTGTTTGGTATGACCAACAGAATTTAGAACAAAGTGCATTTACACCTGACTTCCATTATGGTAATTCATTAGTTAAAAGAGGTACTGCTGTAGCGACATCAGTAGAGAGTCAAGGTTGGACAAGAGAGCCACTTAAATATTCTGTAAAGTCTGTTATCAATTATGCTACAAGAGCAAGAAGTGAACAGTTAGGTGCTAATATAACAGGTGCTACAACTGTACATCTTTTTGGAGAAATTGATTTATTTAATTTATGGCCTTCTAATAACTTATATTTAAATACTTATTATGATATTAATTATGCTCACTCTAATAATACTTATTATACTAATGTTGCAAAGACTACATACAGTGATGTTTCTATAGATGAATATAATAGTTCATTAGGTAATGCAGGAATACCTGATTATATAGAAGCCGTAGTAGCTGAGAGTGGCGAAAGATTAACTTCAGATTCAGGAGAATTATTATGGCAGTAAAGAAACATTCAGACTTAACAAATCAAGCTGACTTACACGAACCTAAGTTACATAAAGCCTCACACGAAGCAGGAGCTTTAGATGCTATAGATTTAAATGAAGTAGGTACAACTGAGAATACTACAACAAAGGTATTACAACCTACAGGTGCAGGTAAAACTCAGTGGAATACTGCAGTTAACTTAGATGGTAAATTAGAGAATACTAAATCAATTCAGACAGCTAGTGATAGAAGATTTTATATAGGAGATAGTAGTACTAACGGCTCTTGGAGGATATCAAGAAATAATCCTTCAGGTAGTAATGAAATATCATTTGAAAAAAGAGTTGCTGGTAGTTATGTTTCACAAGGAAGTTTTCCAACATCAGTAACAGGATTAGAAGTACAGACATTTGCAAACTTATGTTTCACAAAGTTGTACGGTAGTAGTACTAATTTTAGTTATCCTAATGTAGATGATAGAGATTTAGAAAGTTATTACAACTCAAGTGGTTGGGGAAATCCTGCTATAGATTCATCAGTAGCTAACGGTAGTAACTGGCAATACTATACAGAAGATTTAACATATGCTTGGGCTTGTAGTGGAGGTCATATAACTCACTCAGATACAGTTATACATAGTGTAAGAGCTATGGGAGGATTTTCAGGAACAGCAGGAGATTATACTGCTTATCTATTTAAGTTCGCTATTCCTAATAATAGCTCAACTAGTAACCCACCTGATTTTACTTGTGTAGGTAAAGTATCTGTTAATCCTTCTGCAGGTGATTATAGTTATAATGTTACAGGAACTGTATCAGCAGTTGTTATTCCTGCAGGTTATGGATTAGTATGGCTTATTAAGAATGGGACTAGTTCTACTTACTATGGTACTCATTGTGTTAGTGCGAAAGTGTTGGTACCTTAGATGAATAAACAAGTCGAAAGAATAATGAGTGAATGTTATATGTCTACAGCTAAGACAGCGAAGGTTTTATTTCCTGACAGATTCTATTTACCATTCAGTAGAATGCACGAACAATTATTTGAAGTGTTGGATGATAATACTGTACAGAAATTAGTAATAGCTGCACCTAGGGGATTTGGTAAAACATCATTAGTTAATTTAGCATTACCTTCAAGGTATATGTTATTTCAAGATAAGAAGTTTATTATACCAATATCATCTAGTGCAACAAGTGCTGTACTACAAGCAGAGAATTTGAAAAGAGAATTAATGCAGAATGAGAATGTTACAAAGTTATTTGGTAGTGTTAAGTCAGACCAATTCTCTAAAGACCAATGGATTACAGAAGGTGGTACAATGGTAATGCCTAGAGGTAGTGGACAACAAGTTCGTGGACTACTACACGGAAATGAGAGACCTGATTTAATTATCATAGATGATTTGGAAAATGCTGAATCTGTAAGAAGTGAAGAGCAAAGACAAAAATTAAGAGAGTGGTTTTTTGCTGATGTAACTAACTCAGTTAATAGAGCAAGAGATGATTGGAGAATTATAATGATTGGTACAGTACTACACGAAGATGCTTTACTACAAAATCTTTTGGAAGAAAGTGATTGGACTAAATTAAAGTTATCATTATGTAATGAAGTGTACGAATCTAATTGGCCTGACTTTATGCCTGATGAGAAGGTTAAGAGTTTAGTTGGAGAGTATCGTGAGCAAGGATTACTTGATGTATTCTATCGTGAGTATATGAATGTACCTATATCAGTTGAAGATGCAGTATTTAAACCTGACTATTTTCAGAAGTATAAAGAAGAAGATTTATGGAAGAACGACCATAAAATTGAGAATGTTATATTAGTCGACCCTGCTAAGTCAGTTAAATTACATTCAGCATTTAGTGCTATTGTATGTGTGGGAGTTGATTGTGACTCTAATAAGTTATATGTAAGAGATATGTGTGTTAAAAGATTATATCCTGATGAGTTATATGATGAGATATTTGAAATGCAGAAAGCTTGGAATGTTAGAGTAGTTGGATTAGAAGTAACATCTTTAAATGAGTTTATAACATATCCATTAAGAAATGAAATGTTAAGAAGGAATAGTGTATTTGAATTAATAGAATTAAAAGCAAGAGCAAAGAAAGAAGATAGGATAGCTGCATTAGCTTCCTTTTACAGACAAGGTCTGATATATCACAGAGAAGGAGTATGTGATGTATTAGAAGACCAATTAATGTCATTCCCTAGGTCAAAGTATTTTGATGCTATGGATGCTTTTGCTTACATTGTTGAAATGTTAGAATTAGGTTATAGGTACTTTGAACCTACTGATGAGACATTTGATGACCCTGCAGTGATTGAAGAAGAGTATAGAGAATTAAACAGGCAAGACCCTCCAGCATTAGAGGATTGGAGAATTGCATAACTATGTTCACATTATGAACAAAGGAGACTAATGGCGACAAAGAAAGTATATCAAGGAAGTACAGGACCTTTTTTATTTAATGATGTAAGCACATTTAGTAATGGGCAAACTCATCAAGGATTGATTAGTGAAACAGGTATTACTGTTACTGCAACTGCCGACCCTACTGGAGATGAACTTATTAATGAAACTTACTTAGCTAAAGTAATTAAAAGAGTAACTGTAGCAAATATTAATAACCCTAGTGCTGAACTTAATTTATTAGATGCTGAGAATGGTACATTACTAATTGTATCTCAAGTAGGTGCAGGAGATAATTCACAAGCTTTATATATTGGAGATGAAACTTCATCAGCAGGTGAAAGTGTACCTGACACTGTAGATGGTGTAGGTACTTCTATGTGGATTAAAGTTCAAACAGCTTCAACATCAACAGATACAGTTGCTTATACAGTATCAGGTAAAGTTGGAGGTCCTACTTGGGACACTGCTAGTGGTAATGGAGCTGGTAGAATTTATAGGGACTTATCTGGTAATGGAGATTGGAATGACAATACTTGGTATGCTAATTATGTTAGTGCTACACAGAAGTTTGATTCTATTGTTTTAAGTAAGTTTTTATTAGGAGGTCAACCAGGTGTAAATGCTACAAGTAGTTATGAAATTGTTAGTGTACAGGTTACAGCTTGTGCTGATGGCTCTTCAGTGTTACCAGCAACAGCTGACCCTTCAATGAGGATATACATATGGAAGATGCCTTCGATACATAATTTTCCTTTAAATGTTTCAGCACCTAATAATTCTTCTGCAAGTAAGCAGGATATAATGTTTACAAATGTAGGTGCTACATCAGGTGTTACTATTAATTATACATTTGATGGTGCTACTCATTTCCCTAATGCTTATCAGATAACCAGTGGATATACTTGGGGAATAGGAGTATCAAAATTACAGGATACAGTATCTAGCGCTATCAATACATTTGAGCCTGCATTTTCTATAACAATTAATTATAAGGAGATTTAGAATGCCGAATATTTTAGACCCAAGTAGTAATCAGGAAGCTCAAGGTTCTACAGCTACCAATAAAAATTGGAGTGATGTAGACCATAAATATGACTACCCTGAATTTCTTGGGAAGAATTTTAAACCAGGAACAAAGGAACACGATAAACTTGTTCGAAAGATTTTAAGGAGAGCTAGAGATAGTAGAGATAAAATGCAGGTTAAATATAAGAAGTGGGAAAGAATTGATAAAGCTTTAATTGCACACAATAGTGATGCTACATTAGATGGTCAGAATAGAATAGATGCTGATACACCAATAACAGTTCCTGTATTGTATTCTACATTAGAAACATTATTAACATATTTAACTAAAGCTTTTCTACAAATGCCTATATTCAAATATAAAGCAGTTGGACCTGAAGATAGATTAGGTGCTATATTATTAGAGAAGTTAGTTGAAAATCAATGTACTAAATCTAAGGTTGGTTTAGCTATGCATACATTATTTAGAGATTCATTAGTATATGGTGTAGGTATTGTACACCCTACTTGGATAGCAAGGTATGGTTATAAAGCTACCAAATCAAAGACAGGTTTCTTTGCAAGGATGACAGGTAATTATGAATCTACAGGATTTGAAAAGACTACAACAAGAAAATTAGTTTATGAAGGAAATGGTTTAGAGAACATAGACCCTTATATGTATCTACCAGACCCTAATGTACCTATACATAAAGTACAAGAAGGAGAGTGGGTTGGTTGGGTAGATAGAAATAATTATTATTCTTTATTAGAGGAAGAAGGCGATGAACACGGAGAACTTTTTAATGTTAAATATCTTAAAAATATGGATGCTAAAAGTACACTAATATACGACCTCGATAATACCGCACAATCCAAGTACGACACTAATCCTGCTACTACATCATCCCCAGTTGATTTAGTGTATTTGTATGTTAATTTAGTTCCTACAGATTGGGGCTTAGGTGATGGAGAATATCCTGAGAAATGGTTATTCATCTTGGCAGGAGATGAAGTTATTATTTCTGCTAAGCCCCTAGGTCTCAATCACGAGATGTATCCTGTGTGTGTCGCCTCTCCTGATTTTGATGGATATAGTACTCAACCAAATTCAAGATTAGAAGTAGTGTATCCTTTACAAGAAACAATGGATTGGTTATTCTCAAGTCATATGGCTAATGTTAGAAAGAGTTTAAATGATATGTTAATTGTAGACCCTTCAATGATTAATATAAACGACTTACAAAGTCCTGAGCCAGGTAAGTTAATTAGAACAAGACGAAGTGCTTGGGGTCGTGGAGTTGAAGGTTCAGTTAAACAACTTGCAGTTAATGATATAACTAAAGGTAATATACAAGATAGTCAATTTTTATCAGATCTTATAAATCGTGTGTCAGGTGCTTCAGACTCATTACAAGGTATGACATATAATAAAGGTGAAGCAAAGTCAGCTGCTGAGACAAGTGCAGCTAGGGCTGGTGCTGTATCTAGATTAGATAAAATGGCTCAAGTAATTAGTATGCAATGTATACAAGATATTGGATATATGTTTGCTTCTCATACACAACAATTAATGGAAGAAGATACTTATGTTGAGATAATGGGAAGATGGGAAGAGGACCTTAAGAAAGTTTATGGAGATGAAGGTAATGAAGCAAGAGTATCTCCATTAGATATACTTATAGATTTTGATGTAGTGCCTTATGACGGAGCAATGCCAGGTGGTGAGCCTACAGACTTGTGGGTACAGTTATATCAGATACTAGCACAAAATCAAGAGGTCGCTCAACAATTTGATATGGTTAAGATATTTAAACATATAGCATATCAGATGGGTGCTAAGGGTATTGAAGAGTTTGGTAAGAGGATGAATGATGCTCCTCAACCACAACAGATGGCTCCTGACCAACAAGCAATGGCTGAAGCACAAATGGGAGGACAACCTCAACAACCTGAACAACCTGAAGGACCACCTGCTAAACCACAACCTGCACAAGGAGGACAAGATGGCAACATCAATAAGTTGGGATAAATTTAGAAAGTCTGAACATTGGACTGAGATTGAAAGAACTTTGAAAGAGAGGTTGAGTCAAATTAGAGATGCTTTGGAAATGGAGAAAGATGAGATGGTTATTCGTAACCTACAAGGTTCTGCTGACCAAGTTAGATTTCTAATAGAACTGCCTGACAATATAATCAATGATAAAGATAGTAAAGGAGAGTTAAAATGATAGATGAAAAAACAAATGAAGAACACAATCAGGAGGGGCTTGATGAAATGTTTGATGATATGCAAGGGAAAACTCCTGAGCCTGAAGAACCTAAAGAAGAAACTTCAGAAAAGAAAGAGGATGAAAGTCCTAAGGAAGAGGATGTTAAAGAAGAAGTAAAAGAAAAACCAGAACCTGTTGAAGAACCTGCCCAAGAGGATGAAGAGCCAGTACGAGAATCATCTTCAAAAGAGGATAAGGACAACAAAGTTCAGGAACAAAAAGAGACTAAAGAACAGGTTGAAAAAGATGAAGAACCTCAAGGTGAGTTGGAAAATTTAAGAGCACAATTAGCTGCTAGAGATAAAACTATTGAAAGTATGTCTCATCAAGCAACTAGTACTCCTAAACCTAAAACATTTTCACAGACTCCTAAAGAACAAGAGCCTAAAGGTAATGTTAAACCACCACCAGAAGTTCCACAGAATCCTAGTGGTGTAAGGAAATTTATAACTAAAGAGAATTATGCTGAAGTTATGAAAGACCCTGCAAAGTTTAATGGTGTGTTAAGTCAAGTGTATAATACTGCAGTTGAGAATACAATCGTTAATGTACCTAGGATGGTTCAAAAGTTAATAAACCAACAAACAACTTTGAATGCTAAGGTTGATGACTTCTATAAGAAGCATAATGACTTAGTACCTTATAGGAAGTTTATTGGTTTCGTTGCGAATGAGTTGTCATCCAAAAACCCTACTTGGGGACTTGATGAGTTATTTGATAATGTTGAAAAAGAAACTCGTAAGCGATTAAGTCTTAATAAGGCTACAAACCCTTCAGGTAAAGGCACGGCTAAAACAAAGCCAGCTTTTGCTAAGACTAAGAAAAGCGCTACACGAGACAACACTCAGAAACCTATCACAGACCTTGAGAAAGAGTTGAAGGACTTAATGTAAATCAACCTAACAGGAGGTACATAGATGGCAGAAGTAATAGTAGTTGGTAAATATGTAGACCCTATTCCAGGAGCTGGTAGTACATCAGCAACTTGGACTAGGCATCTAAATAGAACCAAATGTCACAAGTACGAAATAAGTACATACACCTCAGATGGTGCTCCAATAACTAAAGTGTTGGAACATTATCAAGGTTATGTAAATGCCACCTCGTCAGCATCAGGAGCTATAAGTTTACAGCTTCCAAATGCTAATGAGATGGGAGCAAATGCAAAGGTAGTAATTAACTTCACTAAAGCTACTACTAATTTAACAATAGTAGATAATGGTGGTGGAGCAGGTGATACTGTAGTATCGACAAGTAAACTTTGCACTTGCACAAGTGATGGAGATAGCTGGGCTATTGTCCAATCGTAAACAATAACTAAAAAAGAAGGAGGAATGTAGCTATGGCTGGATTTCTTGGAATGAGGGGAACAGGAAGTTGGGTTACCGACCAGCGACCTAAGAATTGGAGGGAGATGATTTTATATTTATATCCTAATGGTTCTGCTCCATTAACAGCGGTATTAAGTAAAATAAGTGAAGAGTCTACTGATGACCCAGAGTATAATTGGTGGACAAAAACACTTCCAACACAGACTGCAACTACAGCAGGTTTGTACACATCTTCAGGATTAAGTGGTAACCCTACAGGTTCTGATATTGCAGGTACAACTCTGTATAAAAAGATGACAGCAACTGAGGTAGCTAATTTTAGAGCAGGTCAAACTGTACTATTAAGATTAACTACTAACCAAGCACAAGATACAGTAGGTAAAGTAACTGGTATATCAGTAGCTGGTGCTTCATCTTATGCAGCTATCAAATTGCTTGAAGCGAATAATGGTTTAGTGCAAACTGCTAATTATTGTCAAGTGATTGGTACAGTTAATTCTGAGGGTGCTGGTTCACCTGAAGCTATCACATACGACCCAACTAAGTTCACAAATTTTACACAAATTTTTAGAACTCCATTGGAAATATCTCGTACTGCGAAAGCAACTAGGTTAAGAACTGGTGATGCTTATAAAGAGTTAAAAAGAGAGGCTCTTGAATTACACTCTATCGAAATGGAAAAAGCATTTCTTTGGGGAGTTAAATCAGAGAACACAGGTTCTAATGGTCTACCTGAAAGAACTACAGATGGCTTAATCAATTTCATTAATGCTAATGCGAGTGGTAATGTATTAGACTTTGTTAATGATACTGATATAGTTGCTCACGGTGGTGCTTCAGGAGATGATTGGACTGCTAGTGGTGAGGCTTTCTTAGATTCAACTCTTGAGCAAATCTTCAGACACGGCTCATCTGAAAAGTTAGCCTTGTGTGGAAGTGGTGCTTTATTAGGTATTCAAAAGATAGCTAAAGCAACTGGTAATATCCAACTTAAACCTACAAGCGAAGCTTATGGTATTAAAGTTGTTGAATGGATAACACCATTTGGAACAGTTACTCTTAAGACTCATCCATTATTAAGTTATGAGTCAGGTACTAGAAATCAAATGATTGTATTAGAACCTGATAAACTTAAATACAGATACATTACAGACACTAAATTTAGTGATGTAACACAAGCTGGTATTGATGGTTTGAAAGAAGAGTATCTAACTGAATGTGGACTTGAAGTTCATCATCCAGAATGTTTCGGAATATTAAAAGGTATTGGATTGGATAACCCATCCTAATCTTTAGTATTCTTTAATCTAAAGGGAGAGTGTTCGGAGCCTCTCCCTTAATTAACGGAGGTTAATATGGCAGGACCAGTAGATGAGTTTTTAAAAGAACTCGGTAAACAAAATAAATCAGGACAAGCCACTGGTGGTACAGGTAGTAGTGGTAGTGGCTCAGGTAATCGTGGTGGTGGAGGTGGCTCTAAAAAAGACACTAATAAAAGTAAAGGTCACGGAGTTGACAATAGGAAAAAGAAAGAACCTGTAGAGAAAAAGAAAGACGAAGCAAAACCACCTGAGAAGAAAAAAGAAGAGAGTGGTAAGAAAGAACAACCAGCAAAAGGTAAGAAATACTAATGAGAAAAGGAGATGATAGATGACATTTGCAGACCTAAGAACTAAATTTATAGAAATCAGCGGTCGAGGAGATTTTGAGGATACCTCAGGTGACCGAAGTGAATTCTTTATTAAAGCAGGATATGATTATCTATCATCTCTTGTTCCTGTATCTAATATGTATAGATACGAAACTATTTCAAACCAAGCAGGTAAAGATGCACTATCTGCTCCAATGGCTAGAGCAGTTAAATCAGTGTATTGGTTTGATGGTACTAGTTACATTAAATTAACTAAACTAACAAGTGATGAGTTTGTAGCATTATATCAAGCTAATCAAGAAGAGAGTACTCCAGCACATTGGGTACCTTCTTTTACTAATAGTCCTAATGGTGGAGCAGTTGTACAAATTGGAGCTAAACCGATTGGAGCACAACCTTTTCGATTAACTATATTATCCTATGATAGATTTAATACAGGCACTGATTGGGCTGAGAGTGGAGAGACTTGGTTGTCTATTAATTATCCTGACTTAATTATACAATCAGCTTTATATAAATTAGAAGTATTCTATAGAAATATGGAAGGTGCTAAAGGTTGGAATGAGGGAATTAAAGAGGCAGTTAAGCATATTGATTTCGATATAGTAGACCAAGAACTTGCTGAAGTAAATACAATGACAGAACAATATAAATTAGATAGGAGGTTATAATGCCTAGAGAAGATAGACATAATTTTAGAAAGCGACCTGAGTATATCAAGTGGCGAGAGTCTGAAGCAAAGAGAACATATGTAACAATACCTCCTTCTTCAGTTTCTTTCTCTTGTGAGACTTTTGAAAATCCTGTTATATATAAAAGGATGATAGCTATTCGAGGTATACTTAAAGGATTAAAGATACATCTTGAAAGTCTAACAGGTAATTTAAAAACAATAACTGTAAGGGCTACACTTGTTAGGTCTGGAGTATCAACATTTACAGACTTACCAATGAAGCAAGGTGATAATGAATACCCTGACCTTATATTAGAAGTATTACCAGGAGATAGATTATCTGTAAGTCTTGTACATACAGACGAAAACGACTTAAAGAATATAGATGCTAGGGCAGGTGGATTATGGGGAGCATTTAAATTATATCCTGATAGAAGTGAAGTTGCTATAAAAGAGGTAGTTAAAGATGGCTAAAGAATTTCAATTAGATATTAGTGATATGTTTCTGAAAGGGCTTAGACCTGAAGGACATCCTAGAGGTTGGAATGTAAAAGATGCTAAAGATAAAATAAAGTATTTAGAGACAGCTATGGAATGTATTGTTGAGAAAGAACATTTATCTGTCTTACAACATTTTATATATCCATTTACTACAGCTGCAATGACAGGTGCTGGATTATACTATACTTGGCCTTATGGTCAAGCTATGGATAGTGGTGTATCTCATCCTACAGACCATACACTTTATTGGTTTGGTAAGAATGATATGGAGTTAGTAACTGTTCTATCTGACACTACATTCTCATCTGCTAGTATAACTTTATATACACCTGATGGAGGTGCTACTGATACTATATCTGGAGCAGGTCCTTGGAAGTTTGCATACTTTAATCAAAATTTTTGGTTAGCATTTAATGGTACAGATGTTATAATGAAACATCAATTAGGTGTGATTAATCCTAAATATGCTGATACTTTAGATAAGATTATAATATACAATGGTACAGCTCAGAATGATGTAGCTATTATTAAATGTGGTACAGAACATAGAGGTAGATTATTACTAGCTAATTTTGCAAAAGGTATGAGTACTGAGATGAAAACTATTTACGATAGATGGAATGTAGATAGTGGACAACAGTCTCCATTTGATATGAGTATCTCTTATGACGACTGGCAAACTCAGACAGTTTGGTGGTCTAGTATAGGTGGAGGAGATGCACTTGAATTATTTTATCCTGATATAGTAAAGTCAGGCAGTTCTGATACAATACATTTTGATGACTATGGCTCTGAAACAGATGCATATAAATTTAGAAGAACTAAACAGAATCAATCAGGGTGGATGGTGTTACCTTATCACGAGCCTATTGTTGCTTTAACTCCTATTGGTAAGAATGTTATTGTGCAGACTAGAAAACATACAGGTATGCTTACATTACAAAGTAAACCAATAGCTACATATGGATTTGAACATATAGCTGATATAGGATTACAATCTCCTACCTCAGTATGTTTAGGTAAAAATGGAACAGAAGTTTTCTTCGTATCAAGTACAGGAAATGTATGTTGTGTAAATCAAAAAGGTAAATTAGAACATAAAAATTATAGAGACCATATTAAACCTGAGATTACTAATATAGTATTAAATGGAGAGATAGAGCCAGAACACTTACATTGCTTTTGGGATACATCTACTAATAGGTATGTAATAAGTATGCCTAATAAATCATTGATACTAACTGAGACAGGGATGTCAGAAACTTCTTTTAGATTTACAGGTAGAGCAAGTTTACATCCTTTAAATAGTGTATCATTCCCAGCTGCCGTAGATAATGATATAGTAGATAATTGTTGGATAACTGGAGATACTTATCCTAGTCCTCGTACAGGTATTGATTTGCAAACAGATGCATTTTCATTTGCTCCTAAAGGATTATGTAGATTAAATTGGGTACAGATAAACTTTGGTTCTGTAGGTAATGTAGATTTAGACCCTTCCAATATTACTCCTGTTATAGGTAGGTCTCAAATATTTATAACTGTATTTTATAAATCTAGTGCAGTTATATATGCAGGTGATACTGATGCAGCTACAGTAAATTATAGTGCTAGTACACATTGGAGAAAGAAAACAGTTAGAGTACTTAGCGACCAAGTAGACTCTTATTACTTTGGTGTTGAAGGTTATTATTTTAAAATAAGAATACATACATTAAGTAAAGAGATTGCTAATACAGTTCTACCAGATTCTGTAAATTTAAGGTGGCAGTTATCTGATAAAAGATTTACAAGAGGGGCTTATTAATTATGATGTTAAAACTATTACCACAACAAGTAAGTGATTATTGGGAGGAGATAAGAGATGCTATACAATTAGCAAATCCTGCTACAACTTATATGACTCCTGAAAGAATGAATAATGTACTTACAAGTTTGTTAATGGAAGAGTCTCAATGTTGGGTGCTATGTGAGGACTATAATCCTGAGGACCCTAAGATACACGGAGTATGTGTAACAACTATTGTACACGACCACGTAGCTGATGTTAAAAATCTAATGATATATGCATTATGGTCTAAGAAATTATTAACAGGTAAAATGTACTTATCATTATTCTTTACATTATCAAAGTATGCTAAGGGTAATAATTGTGCAAGGGTAACTGCTTATACTGATGTACCTAAGATAATAGATATTGTAGAACAATTACCTAATGGACATTCTAATTATAAGTTTATAGAGTGGGATGTTCATACATCTATTAAACCTAATGACTTAAGGAATATTATATCAGGTATAGATAATAATTTAAATAAAGGTAAGACTGAGTACAACGAAGATAGATTTAAAGAAACTCTAATTAAAGAAGGAGAATATAAAAATGAAGATATATAATGAGGTTACTATAGATATGAATACTGGTAATATTATATCAGAAGATTCATATGAATATAGTGGACCTATATCAGAATGTAAAGGAGGAGGTGGAGGAAGTAGTGGTGAAGTTAAATACCCTCAATATCAAGAGGACTGGCACGAAGGTTTATTAGGTAGTGACCCTACATCACCTTATGATTATAAAAATATATACCCTGCTTCACTTAATGCTAATCCTTATACTACAGCGATAGCATATAATCCTAATACAGATTTACAAGGTATGGATACATTATCTGGTTTACTAACAACAGCTTGGCAAAATGTTAATCCAGTTACTGATTGGGCTAACTTTACAACACAAGCTGCACAGACATTTGATGGTACTATTCATAGTGCATCTTATATTGATGATGAGGTAGATGTGTATGAGGATAAAACAGAAGACCAATATGCAACTGGTATCGTAGCATTCTCAGCAGGTATGTCTGATATTAATGCAGTGTACTCATCTGCATTTGTACAAGGTATGGCTAATCTAGAAATAACAAGATTAAAAGATATAAGTAATTTTAAGAAACAAATGAAAACCAAGTACTATGAGGGTAGGTTAAACTTCATAGCCACTGCATCTCAGATGATGATGACAGTACTTCAAATGCAACTACAGTTAGGAGCGACTGTAATAACAACTGCATCTGAAATTAAGAAAACTAGAATAACTGCACTCACAGATTATGAAGCAGCTTCGACTGATTTGAATATCAAGGACGCTAATTGGGAACTTGATGTATTACAGAAAACAGCGACTGGTTTAGCAGCTATGAGTGGTGGACAGTATGTACCTAATGAACCTTCTAAAAATCCTATAGCTGGTGCTTTGTCAGGAGCAGCTTCAGGGTTTGCTATGGGTGGTCCTATAGGTGCAGGGATTGGAGGTCTACTTGGATTATTCGGATAAGAACTATGTTCATAATTTAAACAAAGGAGCTAACAATGACATACCAACCTTCTAACAATCCTTATGAGCATCTGAATCAGATGAACAAAAAGAAGGATGAAGATTTGCAAAATGCTATAAGTAGTCTATCTACTTTTAGTGAAGGAGGAGCACCTGCTGATTCTACAGATGTAGCATTAACAGAGATTCCAGAAAATGTAGAACTTAACCCTGCACAAGCATTAAGTGGTAGTGGAACATCTACATTCCCTGATGATATACAAGGACAGACTTTATGGGATGGTAGTCCTGAAGTTATATCTCCAGATGGATACTCTGAGGACCCTACATATGGGAATACAGAAGGGTTACCACCTATTACAGATGCAGAAATAGTACACGATAATAGTAACCCTTTAAATGCTGAGGATGTTAATAATTTAGAAGTGGTTAATGGAGAACCTGTATCTAATTTAATTAATAATAATCCTGGAAATTCTTATGGAGAAAGTGTTGATGATTCAGGGTTCTCAAGTACAGAAGATGGAACTGTATTAGATGACTTTGGTAATCCTGTAAGTGATGAGGATATGTTTGGTGTAGATGGTGTTGATTATAACCAACCTCCTGAAGAACATTATTCTGTCATACCTGGAATGCCTGGCTATGAGAATTATGTAGCTATGCAGAATGCAAAGTATGGTCAAACATATGGAGCTACAACAGAACCACCACCACCTATAACAAGTGAGAGTGCAACAGTTGAAGGTGTATCAGAACCATTCACTATAGATACTACAACAAGTAGTGGAGGGGATGTACCTACTGAAAATAACCCAGGATTTAATTTTATGACAGGCCAACCTAATCTTACATTTCAAGAGAGGTTAGACCAAGCTAAAACATTTAATGATATAACAAGTGGTAATGATTATAGTTCTGGTATATCTTTATCTAACAATCCTAACTTTAGTTATGAGAATATTATTAACAATCAGAATAAAACTAAGGATAATCCATTTGGAGTTCAGTTCGACCCTCAACTTAATACTAATACAGTTGACGGACAAGCTCATAGCTTTGGAGATAATTATGAATATGTAGATGGAAAGTTTCAACCTAAGCCTATTAAAAGTATACAAGAACAATACTTAGAAAATAATCCTATTAATGTGGACCTAGCAGATGTACCTGAGTTTACTCCAGGACAAATGCAAAGAAGTAATCTTGAGTTACCTAAAGGTTTTAATCGAAAGAGATTATATACAGGACCTAATGGGGAGATAATGCATAAGAGGTTTGGTAGGCCTGATGAGGATGTTACTCAACAACTTGATGATTGGAATAAAGGAACTGATTTAGGTAAGTATGAATCTTTAGAGGATGGTAAGGTTGTACACGATACAATGCAAGAGATATTAGATACACCTCAAGACCAACAAGAGATAGACCAAGCACAGTTTGAGCAACTTACTCCTGAGCAACAGAAACAATATATACAAGATAGGAAAGCAGAAG